ACTCTGACTCGCTCCGAACCGCCAGTAGACACACCGACAATATCGGTTCCAAAAAACACACCCGTGTTGGCATCAGACCCACGAATCGCAGGTGTACCCGCAGTCCCGTCAACATCGGACAAGCCGTTTGTGCCATCAAGAATTAGTGACATTGTTTACCCCTGTTAAACCACAACCCAACGCGAACCAGACGGCACTGTTATCACGACACCCCCGGCAATCGTCACCGGTCCGCCAGAGATGGCGTTGTGCCCAGCGTTGATCGTTGAGCTTTGTGTCACCGTGGCTGCGTTCTCGATGTAGCCCATACCGCCCACCACAGCGCGTTCGGCGGGGTAGGTGACGAACACGTCTTTGGCGTTGGCCGCAAAATCAACAGCCGATCCGCTGTTGCTGGACTCCAGCACAACGCTTCGCGCCAAGGTCGTGCCCGACGATGTGTATGTGCCAAGGCCGACTTCCCAGTCACCGGTGGCCGAGTCAACAATCGCGTAGTACGTCGTGTTGCCGTCACCAATAACAGAAAACGACTGGAAGCCAGCAGCAGCACCACCAAGGGTCAGCGTACCAGTACCAGTCGTCGTGGAAGTTTCCTTGACCCGATCTTTAAGAACCAAGGCCATGAACGACTCCTATTAGGTCAACGTGATGTCAAGGTCACCAGCAGGGATGCGGAGTACGTCACCGTCGTTGATCGTGCGCGATGTGGTCAACTGCGCCCAGCCCAGCATGTTGCCGGAGCTGCTTGCGTCAAAGATCGCAATGTGTGTGATGGTGCCCCAGTTGCCACCAGAGGCCGCAGCAAACTCAATGGCAGCGCTGTTGGTGCAGTTGGTGGGCGAGGTGCCCGAGACGGTCATGGTGCCGGTGGCCACGCGGGCGTAGCCGGAGCCAGAGACCTCGGTGCCGCCACCAGAGTCGGATGGAGCAGCCGTGAACAGGCCCACGTACCAAGCGGTGGGGCGCGTCGCGCTGTTGCCCGTGAACAGCCAGTTCAGGACCAAGTTTTCGGTGTAATCAGAAAAAGAAGACATCAGCGTGCTCCAAATGGTTTGACTCTCGCCCGGATCAGACCACTCGCGCTGGCGTTCTGGTCTGCAAATTTGATTGACTCAATGGCCGTATTGTAAAGAGTTCCCCACACCGCGACACGCTCGTCGTCCTTCAAATACGGCGCGGCCTGCATCAGTGCTCCGTACAGGTACGCGTCGGGCGACGATGCCAGCAACCAGTTGGTGGTCACGCTGTCGGACAGCTTTGCCAGCTTGGCGTAGTACATCAGCTCGGCGGTGTAGGTCGCATCAGGCGTTGGTGCGACACGAATCTGGTTGCCTACGATGGTGAAGTATTTCGGGATGCCGGGTGCGCCAGCGAACAACTGGTCACGGTCGTCCATCTGCTCTGGCGTCAAGAACTCAACGGGCTGGATTGGGTTGGAGCTGGTGATCTTGAAGGTCTTGGCCTCCAAGAAGTCTGCAGGCACCGCGCTGTACTGCGTGTCCACTGGGGCAGTGGCCCGAGCGATCATCTGGCGCACGCGCAGTGGGCGCTCCATCTGGGACTCGGCCAGCTCGATGAACGTGGGGATGACCGCAGTCAAGTCTGAGCGGTTCAGAAAGTCAGCAATGTTGCTCTTGAGCTGCGTGTAGTTCATGTCATTCCCTGCCAATCAGTGTGTGCTCGTGCTTGTATTCAAACGTGCCAATGTGATGGACCTCCTTGGACAGGTCTTGGTCGATCAGCGTCTTGAACCCGTTCTCAGCCGCACGGCGGCAAAACCAAACGTCTTCACCGATGTAGTCCTCTGCGGCTGGCACCCACGGGATGGCGAACCACGGAAACTCCATCTTCTTGTAGACCTCTGCCTTCACGAGCATCACGCCCATGCCGCAGTAGTCCACCTCAACGAGACCCGTCGAGTCGGCCTCAGTATAAACGCGGATCACCTTCTTGGCGTCCTCGTCATCGGTGTTCTTGCGCACAGCAATCGGCTCTGTCGGGAACCGGCGCTTGGCGTAGTTGGCGCAGATGATCGGCTCATCACGCTCCAACAACCGGATCAGCGCGTCCTTTGGAAACCTCATGTCACTGTCAAGCCAGAAAGTGTGGGTGCAGCCAGCCTCAATGGCGTCGCGGGCCAAGTCTTGGCGCTGTGCCGAGAGCAGGGTGCCCGAGCTGGTGTAGATCACCACACGGTTCTCCGTGGTGCCGATGGTGTAGCCCACCAAGCGTGCGAGGTCAAAGGCAAAGCCTGAGTTCACAAAGTCGCGGGTGGGTACGAGGATTCCAATGATGTTTGACATTAAACGCGTCCGGGTCGAGTTCTGAAAAATCTATTTTCTGGGTCATTCAGCCAAGCCTTCAAACGTGCTTGATCGTCAATGATGCCCTTGGCCTTGAGGTCGTAGAAGAGCGCCATCGGGATGGATGCAACCTTGTGCATGTCACCCTTCCAGTTTGACCGTTCGTCAAACTGGTTGAACTGCGCCTTGTTGTCTTCAACGACATCTGTCGCATCCACAATGGTCTCAATGACAGCCTGATCGGTGTCGCCGTTGTAGTGCCACATTTTTTTGACCCCGGTGACGGGATCGAAATCGAATAGTTTGGAGTGCATATAAAAAAGGGGGGTGATTAACCCCCCCTTCATTCCATTACTGGATGATGCTGTTCAAGTCGTAAACAGCGCCGTGGGCCTTCTCGTTCATGACCTTCAAGCCCCACTCGACCAAGAGCATGCGCTTCTCGGCGTCGCCGGTCTTGGCCAATTCCACGGTCTGGAATGGGCGCAGATAAGCGACCGATGCGTACTCGGGATCAAGCACGAACACGTCACGCTCACGTTGGAACCTATTGGCAACAATTGAGACGTTTCCGAAGTCGCTCACATAAATCTCAGCCGCTGCAATAATGGTCGAAGGCTTTGCGCCTTGTGCATTAAAGCGTTGACCGGCGATACCAGCCATCTTGGACAGGTTCTGCTTGTTGACAGGACCAGCCATGACCATGGAGGGCTTGCCACCCTGAGTCCACACCTTCTGGATCACGTCCTTCAGCAAGGTCTCGCTGAACGAGCGCAGGTCACCAGCGGTCGCGTCAGTACGGGCTGCGTCAGGGATGGAGGTGTACGAAGGATCGCCACCGCCAGTGCCTTCGTTGGTATTGGTCTTCAAGAAGGCTTGCAGGGCACCGGTCTTGCGAGCAGCTGAGGTGCTACCAGCGGCAGCAGCTTGGTTGGCCAGCATGGCGGTTTCCATGTCGCGCTTCAACTCGGCAGACTTCTTGGCCATCTGGTAAGACAGTTCGCTGCGGCGACCGGCTTTGTCAACGGATTCCAAAGTGCCAGAGATGATCACGTCCTTACGGCTGATCTGGGTGTAGTTGCCGATGCGCACCGTTGGAGTGGCTGCGGTGAACGAGGAAACGTCGTCGCCTTCGATCTGAGCGTTCGTGGACACTGCTGCGGCGAGGTCATCCGTTTGAAATTCAAAGAAAGTGTTTTTGACATTCTCTTTGCCGACGTTGCTCATGAAGGGGGTCTCTTCAGGGCTGATCTGATAGATCACGTTGGAGAGGTCTTCACGGACGCCCTTGGCGTCGAAGCGGGTATAGGTATTGGTGATTGCTGCCATTTTTGGCTCCTTAACAAGTTACAAGAATTTTTCAAACAGGTTGGCCGCATCGCGGACGCTTCCCGTTGCCTTGAGACGCTGTTGAGCTTGCTTGACTACACTCGATTGCGGCTTGCTGGTCGCTGCCACACCGGGCTTGGCGACCTTGCCGACTGACTGCTGCGGCTTGATGCTTTGGCGCTTGCTCACCAGCGAGTCGTAGGTCGCCAGCTTGCGCAGCGCCAACAACATGCGGTGATCAGTGATGCCGTTCATCTCCTGCTCAGTCAATCCGATGGACTTTCCTGCATTGATCCACTCGGCCTTGGCTTTCGCCGCGACCTTGGGGTCTTTCAGCTCCGGGGCCGCAGACAACAACAAGTCCTTCTCTTGGGAGAGTCGTTCTTGCATCGCCTTGTGCGATTCCCTCTGGTGCTCGTGCATTAAACGCTGTTGTTCTGACTGGATAGCCATCATCTTTTCAGCGTTCACGCGCTGCATCTCGCGCTGTCGTACCCACTCGATTGGGTCTTCGTTGTAAAGACGGTCCAGATCGACGTTGGGCTGTTGCGCTTCTTGCAGTTGGGCTTGCAGGGCCGTCAACAATTGAGAATACTGTGCTCGCTCG